TTCTGAATCCTGCATTTTTGGACAACAATATTTTATCATCTCGTATAACCCAATCCCCACGATGACCTTTTCCTTCAAATACACTCATTTTGATCTTAAGAACATCACATGCTTCATTTAATATCTCAAACATCAATGATGGATCATCAAAATCATTCTTGGACACATAGTATATGTCTGCATTATGAGAGTACTTTATCCTCATTTTGTTTTTTCCAAGGAAGAAAATGACATCAAAACTACCAATATATCCCTTTTCAGTTCTTGTTTGTCTCATTTCCCAATAATGTAAGATCATACTAGTTGCCTCCGACCATCTTTCAACATCTTGAATTCTATCCTGAGATAAGAGTAACATAAATAGCCGTTTTTTTACTCCTGGAGATATGGATTTATCGACACAAATCTTGTTAATATCATCATCACTTAGCTCAGAACACGACTGATTAAACAAATCATCTCTGCTATTAGTCTTAGCTAAAATTGCATAATTGTGGGCTTCTAGAATCTTGTCATAACTAGGCCTATCCATCCATGTTGGATTTTTTGTTTCAATTGAGGTTTGTTTAACTAAATGTTGCATCGGGATGGAGCTGTTTTTTTCTGTTAGTACATAATAGGTTTCTCTTAAATCAGAAGTATTAGGACCATAAAGGATAGCTTTGATTTTCCTATCTTTCAAAGAGTACATTTTAAGTAACAACATCACAATTGCTTTAAGCTTGTCATTGTCTTCACCAGAGAACTGTGTTTTTGTTTCTTCAAGACTATCTTTGATCATTGGGTAAAATGTTTTGAGTATGCTAACATCTCTTTCATATCTATTTTTTTCATGTTCTGGGACATCCTTACTAATCCACAAATATCTGATTGTGTCATAAACACTATTATTCAAATTTGTTCCGACTTTAAACACTGATAAAGATCTCACTGTTTGTGTATCCATGATATGCCTATATCTGGTCGGAACAGGGCTATATTCTTCATTAGTAAACAATTCATATTCAGGCCACTTCGGGTATAAAAATTTGATATTGTCAGTGACATTTTCCATTCTGGTCTCAGTGTGGATTAACTGCAACAGGCAAGCTTGATAGGTTTTGGATGTAGTGTCATGGTTTGGGATATAAAAAGCATTTGCACTGACTGATGCGGACATTCTACCAAAATATATGGATGATGTTATTGTTTTGACAGCCTCTTTAGCTCCAGGAATCATTAGTTTATGTGATATTTTGAATCTTATGTTTTCATCAGTTCGATTAGGATCAAACATTATTAGAGGATTTTTGTTGATCAATTCTTCCATTTTATCTTTAGACATCATCTTATCCTCAACCAGCCTTTGTAGTCTTTTATGTTGTTTCACTGGGCCCATGGACGCTTCTATCCTAAGAAGGCCACCAAGCATAGTCTCACCTTCCTCAAGCTCTGCTAGTGTTTCAACTATCCCTCCTTTTATTATTTTATGAGAGTTAGCAAACAATATTTTCTCCACATCTGTTAGAACATCCCATCTTTTAAATAACATATAATTATAAAATTCTGGACCAAACATTACCATAAGTGATGGGTTAAATAGTGGGAAATGACCTAACTGATAAGGATATTGTGACACTCCCAATTTATTCAGATCATTAGAGCCTCCTTTGTTTGTGTGATAGATAGATTCACAGAATTGTTTGTTTAATGTTTGAGAAACCATATACAAATCAAGAGTTCCTCCATTTTCAATAATCTGCCTAGATGCAGCATAGGATTCTTTTGTCATTCTATAAAATGAATCTGTATTGACAGGGTGAACCGAAGCAATTGAAAATTTGATCAAGGTGGGGAAAAATGTTAAATTAGACATGAATAATGAATTGAATTCTCCGATCACTGGATTGATGCTTGATTTGGACTTGGAGGTCGTACAGTTGAACAATCTTTCGGATAGTTCCTGACATCTCATGAATAGATCTATCTTTTTGACTATCATTCTCATTTTATAAATCTCCATTGATAAAATAGTAAACGAATCATCAGAGCTGAATAGATCAAAGTGGTCTTTATGATCCAACTGGTGTTTGGAACACAACCTCTTATACAATTCATCTCTAAATGATATCATAGCTGCATGCAAATATGATGAAGTGTAATGGAGGATACCTTGTCCCATATTTGATTCATTAACAAAATAAATGTCCTTTGTTTTCAAAAAATGTTCCTTCAATTTTTGTAAGTTTTCATCTTTCCTATGTTCCAACTTATTGTCAGAATCTTTGGCCCAGGCCATTATTAGTCGTTCTGGTAAGACACATTTTTTGTTCTGATGGAGAATCAACTGTGAAAGGATGTATAAAAACATGTTTCCTAATTGTTTCTTAAAAGGAGTGAAAAGATACAGAAATTGAATTGGAACAAAACTAGGACCCCATTTTGACTTGTCAAAACTCATGAATAAACTCATCCTTTTCCCTGGCAGTCTTTTTGAAGCATACAACACTTCTTTAATGCTCTCATTCTTCTTGGGCCCATGCGTTAAAATTTCTCTTTTATCAAATGAGCAAATGTTTCTAGATAATGTTTCTATTATATTGATTTTGACTCTACTAATCATTGATAAAATTAATATTTCTCTCACACCTCCAATTTGATTTTTCTTAAAAATCTGGAAATCCACTGGATACTTTAGATAATGATGAGCCACATCTAAACTGGTCAACAATTTTTGCTCGACTAGCTCAACAACTCCCTCAACACACCTTCTTCTTTGATTTTGCCTCACATCTGAGTTGCTGTACTTAAATCTCGTGTTCACAGAACTTGATTTATAAGTGGCAAATTCATCCAATCCTTTATTTATATTTCTTTTTTTTCTGGCAATAGTTACATCAATATATTCATTGTCATTTACTGATCTACGAACTAATTTTGCTCCAATCTCAATTGCCTTTGAGGAAAATTGATGAGAGTGTGGTTTGTGTATAACAACATTTGCCCATTGTATATCCGTCATATCTGGTCGATAACCTAAATGGTTTTGAGATTTCTTCACCTCCTCCATTGATTTTTCTCCTTCCAACATCTTTGATAGTATCTGAAAACTGGAATGTGTTGGGTTATCTTGATTCTTGTTGAATAACATTGATAGATACATTTCAGATAAAATTTCTGAAAATTCAGCTAAAACTGAATCTTTGTCAAATATAATTGGTCTTGGTAACATAATTCTAGCACCTCCCAAATTGTCAATAAACACTTGAGTCTTGGGATCATATCTAACAGAACCATATGAAAAATTCTTAGATATATCAATTTTCATCATATTTTTAGTAAATTGTATCATTGATTTTAAGTAATATAACTGTAAAGGTGATCTTATTGGTTCAAGACATTTTTCAAACACAGAGTTTGGAAACTTATAAATTGAAATCATGCTCATAACTAGATATCTGACGTTTTGTAAAAGTTTAGAAGTTGATCTTCTATCTTCCATGTACGTTAAAATAATTATTCCTAAAGTGTCGCTATTGTCATTATTGATTGATTTAATAAGACTAGCATTAGGCAACTTCCCAATTTCCAAATCATTTTCATCAGTAGCATTATATGTAGTTCTATACCTCATTAATCTAAAAGCATAATAAGACATGAGGATTTTATCATAACACCTAAGATAATGATCTAACCTATGTGCGTCAGTGCTCAGCCAAGGACTATGTGAAACTGTTTTTGAGTTTATCAGTCTTTTGAAGGCCCAAGCTGGTTCAGGAGGTATTAAACTGTTCACATAATCATTGTCTATGATGACTTTGAACCAAATTTGACTAGGCATCTCACCTGTCCTTAGTTTTGGACCCTTGAAAATCAAAACATATAGTCCTTCTATGCCAGTGGGTTTCAATATATGTTTTCTTCTTCTATCAGATCTTAATGCATTGATGTTGATTTCTCTATAAACTGCCTGACAACATTTGACATAATCCAACCCAACTCCTCTCAATGATGATAGTATAGTTGAATCTGTATATATGTCAGATGTTTCTAGAACTTGTTCTTTTTTTGAGAAATGTTGAGACAATTTCCCCAATTGAGTTACATCAACATCAAATGCTAAACTGTACATAGAATGTTCCTTCTGTTTCTTGACATGCTGAGGGTAAAGATCTGGCCGTCTAACATAGTGTTTTCTATTTGGTCCTTCTAGAGCAATATGTTCTTTTAACTGTGTTGTGAAATGAACTTCAAAGGGGAATGCAGAATTCTCTGGCTTGACGGAATGTTGTTTGAGAAATCCATTACCAAAAGCTCCAAGTATGACATCATCAGAACAAGCCATCCGTGCTGCAATTTTGCATGTGAGAACATAATCCTCATCAGTGGATCTTTCAGTGGCATCTATTGTCTTTAGATCAATATATGGCAGTGGGAGAACAGATCTGTATTGTGTTTGCAATTCTCCATTGAGTCGTTTGGATTCATTATCTACATACTCAGATATTTTTTTCTCATCAAAAATTTCTTGTTGAGTTAATTTAGAATTAATTTGCTCCACTTGCGCTGCACAATAACTCAAAAAATCTTCATCACCATCATCTGATGGTTTTCCCAATGCTATTGATTTCAGATCATCTTGTGAGTGAAAGACTTTGTTTGGGCAAGAATCATAAATTTCCTGAACATCTTCAAAAGAAATCTTTAACTCTTCATCATCAGTCACTAGACTTTGTTTCTGCATGATATAATTTCTGCCCATTTCAGTCATCCTCAGCTCAGATTCCAACATTCTGACCCTATCACATATTGTTTTAATAAAATCGATAGCTGCATCATTCAGTTTGTGGTTTTGTATCAGAGAGTCCCTTGATCTATATACAGAATCAGGATTTATGATTATATATTCTGATCTAACACTTATATCATTTAATTTAAGGAAATATAATAGGAGAGAATACTTGGATGTTTTATCTTTAATCATATTATCATTCCTACTAACTGAGACTTCCATCATAAATGCTTTGTCTCCATTTATCTCAAGGTAATCAGGAGTTTGTTTTTTGACAAGATCATAATACAATGTGGTTTTCAACTTAGTTTTAGAAGTGATTATGATATCCTCAAGAGTTTTCTCACCAAATCTCAATCCTCTAACATCACATATTATTGCATGCACTAAGTTGTGTCTTATTCTATAGAGATCATCAAATAGATCAGTTGTTGTTATTACATCAGGATTCAATGGTTTATTGCCTATCAATTGGTCTACAATAGCACTGTGTGAGTTTAATCTAACATCAAATATTGATTGATAGTTTGATGTCACAGCGATGCTACTAACCGAATGTTCTGACATAATTATTTAT